AAAAACGCCACTGGAGGGGGCTTAGTACAACACGTCTCAATTTCCCTTTCTGAGGTCTTTTTTCTGTCCGAAATTGACTCTTGACTTTTACCGCACTCTTTGAGCTTTTCGTGCCGCTGAGATCGCTGTTCTCAAGAAAAAAAGCTCAAAGGTCTGCCTTGAAGACGATGAGGTTTTCCGCTGGGGCTGGTGCTTGTCTCAGACAAGAGTGACTGGTGGCTCTGTGGACCGCGGGCATCTTGCCCGCATCTTCGCGCAAGTAGTCACCACTCCGCTCTCAACAGGCGCTGCGCACTTGGGAGCCTTCGGAGCAGAGCGGGCAAGATGCCCGCGGTCCCAGAGGGCAGCCACACTACTACTTCGGCAACGGCCCGCTGTGATGCGTGTTGACGCGGGTGTCGTCTGTTCCGTCCTCGTTTTGGCCCAAATACGGGCCAGATTCCGACTTTCTGCGGAAAAAGGGGGGGCTGTAGCCTTGAAAAGTAGAACATCTGTGCTAGTCTGAGATCAGAGTTCGAAACTACAGATCGTTTGTACCTCCAGTGACACCCCGATGGCTTCGGATGGACTATGAAACTCAAAGCTTCGTTGTTCAGTTATTTCTATGGGATCGGTTTCCGTATTGCCCGACGATGGGTCATAGACCATGAGCGACCACGGTCGGAAATCACAAATGCCAAACTGCAAATCACAGAGCGCAAACCGCAAATCACAAATCTCAAATCGGAGAGATCAGCGAGCTCACAGGGCTGGGCGACGGTGTACGGCGTTCAAGGCCGATGGGACACCATGCAGAGCTTGGGCGATGCGGGATACGCTGCCGGCCCTGTGCGTCACACACGCCGCCAGGACGACGGCGGCGGTGACGAAGTCACAGAGTTCGCTCCCACCGGAGATGATTGAGGAGGTCATCGGCGACCTGGCCGGCAAGCAGGCGCAGCTCTCAGAGTATATCGACAATCGTCTCGACCAAGGTGCGGATCTCCAGGGACTGGCGCGCATCTTTGCCCTCCACGGGCAGAACGCATCACGCCTTGGCCGTCTGCTACGCGATAAGCGTGCTCTCTCGGGCCAGGCGTCAGACGGCATCTCCGCCGCGATAGCGCAGGCACTTGACGAACTGAGCACGGAGCTGGGAGTGGCGCTGTGAGGCGGAGGTCGGAAGTCCCAGGTCCGAAGTCCGAAGTCCCAAGTCCGAAGTGGGAGGCTGGATCCTTCGGCACGCTCAGGACAGGTTGTTGGATGGTAGATATTGGATGGTGGGAGCGATATCTCGCCCTCTCGCTTGCTCGCCCTTTCGCTTTCTCGCTTTCTCGCTTGTTCGCTTTCTCGCCTGCTCGATACTGCTTACTTCCCTACTGCTTACTGCTGTCCTTGGCTGATCGCTGAGCGCTGAGTACCGAGGTATCGTGATGTCGGATGGGGAACGCTCTGTCAAAGGCGAAGGTCCCGGTGAAGCGCGGCTGCGGGATGCAGTGCGACGCGTACGGCAGTGGCTTGGGTACCGGGAGCTGGCGAACCGGGGCATCGGAACGCCTTGTGAGGCTGCGAACTCGGGCATCGGAACGCCTTGCGGTTCGCTGAACCGGGGCATCGGAACGCCTTGTGAGGCTGCGAACTCGGGCATCGGAACGCCTTCTGAGTTCGGGGATCCAGATGATAACGCCCCTCCGCGGCGGGTCAAGCTGTTGAACATCCTCACGACCCGTTGCAGCGCCGAGGACCTGCGCACCCTCTGCTTTGTCCTTGGCGTGAACCACGAGGTCCTGCCCGGCACCGGGAAGGCAGCCCGCGCCCGTGAGCTGGTCGCGTATTTCGACCGCCGGCAGGACCTCGACTCCCTCGTCGCGGCGCTGGGGTCGCTTCGGCCGGATCTGCGGGATGAGCTGTCAGCGGTCAGCGAAGGGCAGCAGTAGGCGAGCAAGCGAGAAAGCGAAAAGGCGAGAAAGCGAGAAAGCGAACAGGCGAGAAAGCGGAAAGGCGAGAAAGCGAACAGGCGAGAAAGCGAGGGACGAGACACTGCTCCCACGATCCAACATCAAACCACCACTATCCAGACATCAAGTATCTAGCATCCAACATCCAACATCCAACATCCAATCATGATCAACCACGACTTCTATCTGGCTGCAAAGCACTGGCTCTCCGACATCCGCAACTTCTCAAGCCTGGTGATCAAACTACCCTTGCGACAGTACCAACTCCGCCCTGCCGACGCCATCCTCGACTCTGTCCTCCACGGCAAGGGCCTCACGTTCGCCGTGATGATGTGCCGCCAGGCCGGCAAGAACGAGCTCTCGGCCCAACTCGAAGCCTATCTCCTCAACCTCTACCGCCGCCGCGGGGGAGGCATAGTCAAAGGCTCCCCCACCTTCAAGCCCCAGACCGTCAACTCCATCCTGCGCCTCACCGACCGCCTCAACAACGCCTGGAACCGCAACGAGTTCCGCCGACGCGAGGGCTACATCGTACAGCTGGCCAATGCCCGCGCCTTCTTCTTCTCCGCCGATCCAGCAGCCAACGTCGTGGGAGCAACCGCATCCCTTCTCCTGGAGGGAGACGAAGTGCAAGACATCGCTCAAGCCAAGTGGGACAAGGACTTTACACCCATGGGTGCTAGCACCAACGTCACAACTGTTTTCTACGGCACCGCCTGGACGTCGAACACGTTCCTGGCCCAGTCTATCGCCTTCCTCAAGCAGCAGCAAGCCAAGGACAGCATCCAGCGCGTCTTCACCGTCACCGCCGACGAGGTCCGCGCCGAGGTCCCCGCCTACGGCGACTTCGTCGACACCCAGGTTGCACGCCTTGGCCGCAACCACCCCTTGATCAAGACTCAGTTCTTCCTGGAGACCATAGACGGCACCGGTGGACTCTTCCCCCCGGCCCGCAGGGCCTTGATGTTTGGCGACCACCGGCGGCGGTCCGGACCGGAACCCGGTCACCGTTACGCTATCCTGGTCGATGTCGCCGGAGAAGACGAGATCGAGGGATCACAACTCGACCGCATGATGTTGGCCAACCCACGCAGGGACGCTACCGCAATCACCATAGTGGACGTGGAACTCGTACAGGACCCGCTCCAGTCCGCCCCAGGTCAACGGACACGCGTTTATCGCACAGTAGATAGGCAAATCCACCTCGGGACCCGCCACACGGCCCTGTATGCACGTATAGTGGCCCTGGCCGAACACTGGCACGCACCATGGGTCATCGTGGACGCCACCGGCGTGGGCGCCGGCCTGGCGTCCTTCCTTGTGCGCACCCTCGGGGAGCGTGTCACCCCCGTGGAGTTCTCCCCCAACGTCAAATCCGACATCGGATGGGACTTCCTGGCCATAGTAGAGACCGGCCGCTACCGAGACTACCTCGACGATCAGGCTTCCGACACCCGACAGTTCTGGTACGAAGTCGAAGCCTGCCAATACGAGATCGGCACAGGCCCAGGCAAGCGTATGAAGTGGGGAGTCTGGGAAGCCCCCGCCTACGACGGCCTTGTTGCCCGCGGCCACGACGACCTGCTCATCTCCGCCGCCCTGATCAGCATCCTAGACAAGCTCGATGTTCCCGGCAACGCCATAGGCGACGTTGTCACCGCCCGCGATCCGCTTACCGACATTGACCAAGCATCATGGTAAGGCAGCGTCTTGGCGAACAGCCTTCCATCACCAAAAGTTTGGGCGTTCCACAGCCCCGGGAGTGGCTGCCGCAAATCACCGCAGCAGCCCCGCTCCCATCCCCCCTGTCCCCACAGACCAGAAAGGAACCATCCAGATGAGCACTGACTGCACCGCCATAGCACTTCTCGCCACCCAAGCCGCCAACAACCTCGCCATCATCCTGACCGCCGTCGTCATCGCCGTCGTCATCGCCCTCTACTGCTGTCTCTATCTCTCAGGCACCATCAGCCAGCAAGAGGACACCACCAACACCCTTCCGCCAACTGACAAACGGAGTTGACCATGCCATCACTCATTGACCGCTTCCAAACGTTCCTCAGCCGCTCGCCAAGCGGCAAGCGCTCCTCTGGCGCTACAGACTCCCAGCCGCAGGCCACCCCCCTGGCCACCCGCGACGCCACCGCCACCATCTCGGTCCGCGTCGACGACTCTTCCGGCTGGGAGTCACGTACTCACGCACCCGGGGACCGCCCCTGGGCCGACGTCTACGCCGACCTCGAAGACTCCCTCACCGCCTGGCGCAAGTCCTTTATGATCCGCCGCGTCGTGAACCTTACCCGCTCCTATGTCGTCGGCTCGGGCATCTCCATCAGCTCGGCCAACAAAGACATCGCCGCCTTCGTCGCCGACTTCTGGGACCACCCCAAGAACCGCGTCGCCAGAAGACTGGGCCCTATCTGTGACCAACTCACCCGCGATGGGGAAATCTTCCCCATCCTCTTCACCAACCCCGTCAACGGTATGTCTTACCTCCGCTTCAAAACAGCCCGCCAGATCCGCGAAGTCGTCACCGACCCCCAAGACTACGAACACGAACTATCCTACACCGAGAACCTACCCACCGCCGACACCCGCACCTGGATCAGCCCCAACCACCCAGACGCCTTCCCTTCCCCCTCCGACCGTCCGCGGGAGGGGGGGGGCAGGGGGGGGTCTCCGTTACAACCCCTCATGCTCCACTGGGCCGTCAACAAACCCATTGACGCCACCCGTGGAGAATCCGACCTCACCCCCATCCTGCCCTGGGCGCTCCGCTACTCCGAATGGCTCAAGGACCGCGTCCGCCTTAACCGCCAGCGCACCCGCGCCGCTATGCTCGACATCCAGGTTGCCGACGACACCCAGGTCGAGGGAAAGCGCCGCCAACTCAGGACCTCCAACCCTGTCGAGGCCGGCATCTACGTTCACGGCCCTGGTGAAGAAGTCACCATGCACGCCCTCCGCATCGACTCCGGCCAAGCCGAGGAAGACGGCAAGGTCCTCAGACTCGCCATAGCCACCGGCTCCAACCTGGCCCTGCACTACCTCGGCGAAGGCGAAAGCACCAACTACTCCACGGCCAAGGAGATGGGAGAACCCACAGCCCGCTTCTTCGCCGACCGCCAGCAGGACATCATCTGGTGTCTTCAGGACATGCTCAGCGTCGCCTACCGCCGATTCTGCCTGGTATCCGGCCTCACCTTCCCCGAGGACCTGGAACTCCAGGTCACCGTCACCGAAGTTGCCCGCGCCGACAACGAATCCCTGGCCAAAGCAGCCCACGCCATCGCCCAAGCCCTGGCCATAGCATCGGCCCGCGGCTGGATCGACGACGAGACCGCCCTCGCCATCGCCCTCAAGTTCTCCGGCGAAGTCATGCCCATTGACCGCATCCGCGACATCCTGGCCAAGGCCCGCGACGAATTCGACGACCGCCCCCCTCTGCCTCTCCCCCCAGCTTCTGAGCGCCCGGGGGGAGACACAGAGGGGGGCGGTCCCGGTTCAGGGGAGGGGGGAAATCAAGACAACCTTACCCCTCCCCCCTACATCCTCGACCCCAACCGCCCCGATGAGCCCAAGTTCAACAGCTCACCGGAGGACGAATGATGCCCATGGACCGCAGCCTTTACCCACCAGACTGGGAACAGATCAGCAACCGCATCCGCTTCGAGCGCGCAAAAGGCGCCTGTGAGCAGTGCGGCGCCGTCCACGGCCAACCACACCCCGTCACCGGCAGCCGCGTCGTCCTCACCACCGCCCACCTGGACCACAACCCCGCCAACTGTGCCGACGACAACCTCAAGGCCCTTTGCCAACGTTGTCACCTGCGCTACGACGCCAAACTCCACGCCCTCAACGCAGCCATCACCCGCCGCCAAAAAGCCATCGCAGCAGGCCAACTGACCCTCACCATGGAGCACGCACTATGACCGCCAAACCTCCCCTCTCAAACGTGGAACCTTCCAACGTGCAACTTGCCAACGGGTCCCTCCGCAACCTCCTATGGACCAACTCAAATCCGCGCCCGGACACGATCTGTCACCTTTGCAGGTCGATGATCGGGACCGTGTGGGTACCAGGAACAGAACCGCCCCTACCGCTTCACCCGCGGTGCTACTGTACATACTGGCCCACCGACCTGCCCGCCTCCCCCAACGAAGCACTACCCGACCCCACCACAATGCCACCAGCCACCAAGAACGCCTGGATCAGGTATGTGGCCTACCTACTTCGCAAAGGTCTCGATATCGTCCCCTGGCTGCTGTTTTTCCTCGCTGCCGCTCTCGCCTACAACGAAGCCAACTACGACAAAGACGGCAAGCGAAAAGACAAAAAGGAGAAAGACCCCATGCCCAACGAACCCAAGCCCCAATCATCCGCTCTTCCTCCCTCCCTCTCCTCCCCCCTCCGCCCGTCCGCGGGAGGGGGGGGCCAGGGGGGGGTCCGCTCTCCCACCGGCAAAGTCCTACTCACGCCCTCCGACCGCGGCCGCGCCCGCCGCGAATACCTTTGCCACTTCATCGCCGCCGGCACCGTCAAACAAGCCGACCAACAGGCTTCCGATTGGCTCATCCCCGCCGACGCTATCCGCGCCGCCGAGCATCTCTTCCAGGCCCGCCCGTCCTACATCGACCACCCCGACCTCTTCGGCTTCGGCTGGCACCAAGACCCCAGCGTCGCCCGCCTCATCGGAGTCACCTCAGACCCCAAGTGGGACGAGGACCTCCGCGCAATGACCGGCACCCTCCGGCTCTACGACCAGGCCCTCGGATCACCCGGCCACCTCGTCGGTACCCTCTTCGACCAGATCCTCGACGATCAGGCCAACGGCCTCACCGTCCCACCCATCGGCCTTTCAGCTGTCTTCTACCACACGTCGCACCTCGACGAGCACGCCGGCCTCCGAGTCACCGACGAGATAGGTTACGTGGAATCCGTAGACGTCGTCTACGATCCTGGCGCCGCAGGCTACATCAAGCAAGCCCTCTCGGCCCTTCGTCCAGCGTCCTTCTTTATGTCCGGAATCCAGCAACCAATTTCCACCCTCCAGGAGGCACACCCCATGTCCGAAACACCCGTTACCTACAACGCAACACCCGACCCGAATCCCGCTCCCCCGCTCCCCAACTCCCCCGCTCCCCAGCTTCCCCCAGCCCCGGCCCCGGTTCAAGCCGCTCTTGACCCCGCGCCCGCAACCCCCGCCGGCTCCTCCGCCCCCCCGCCCCCCGGCTCCCCCGCTTCAGCGAACCCCCCGGGTTCGCCCGACCCCCTCGACCGGATCGCCTCCCGCCTCGACGAAATGCAGAACCGCATCGAGCTCCTCTCCGGCGTCCTGGCCCACAACCAGGAGGGCCTGGCCGTCACCGGTATGGAGTTCGCCGGACAGCCCGCCGTCCGCGGGGGCCTCGGCAGCCTCGAACGTGTCGAGGCCGCCCTTGAAGCTATGCTCAACGGCGTCCGGCCACCCCACGGCATCCAGCCCCTCACCGGCATCCGCGAGCTCTACACGCTTCTCTCCGGCGACTACGAGATGAACGGCTTGTTCCACCCCGACCGCATCTACCTGGCCAACGTCACCAGCAGCACCATGGCCGGCCTGGTGGCCAACGCCCTCAACAAGCGTGTCATCAACATGTACCAGACCTATCCCAAGTGGTGGGAATCCGCCGTCACCATCGAGGACTTCGCAACGCTCCAACAGGTGAAGTGGATCACCCTCGGAGGCATCGGGGAACTGCCCACCGTCGCCGAAGGCGCCGCCTACACCGAAATGACCTGGGACGACCAGACCGAGACCGCGGACTTTGTCAAGAAAGGTGGCTACCTGGGAATCACCCTGGAAGCTATCGATAAAGACGACACCCGCAAGCTTCAGGCTGCACCGCGAGCACTGGCACAGGCCGCCTGGCTCACCCTCGGCAAGACCATCGCCGCCCTCTTCACCTGCAACTCCGCCTACGGCTCCACCATGTCCGACGGCAACTGCCTCTTCGACTCCTCCAACCACTCCAACGTCGGCACAACCGCTTTCTCCCACACCGCTTGGGTCGCCACCAAGCTGGCCATGATGAAGTTCACCGAGCTCAACAGCGGCGAACGCCTCGCCGGCCTGATGCGGCCCCGTCTCCTTTGGGTCCCCGTCGACCTTGAAGACGTCGCCATCGCCGAGCTTGCCTCCGGCGAGGGACAGATCGGCAGCGCCGACTACAACATCAACGCCGCCGCCTATGCCGACTCGCTCACCGAGCGCCTCAACCGCGCCAAGTCCCGCGTCATCTCCGTCCCCTTCTGGACCGACACAGCCGACTGGGTCGTCCAGGCAGACCCCGCCCTCTACCCCGGCCTCGGCTTGGGCTTCCGCTACGGCCGGTCCCCCGAGGTCTTCTCTGTCGCTTCGCCCACCGCGGGTCTCATGTTCACCAACGACACCATGCCCATCAAGGTGCGCTTCTTCTTCGCCGTCACCCCCACCGACTGGCGCGCCTGGTACAAGCACCTGGTCACCTAGTGCAGAAAGCCTGCCCTGAGCTTGCCGAAGGGCGTCTTAGCGTCTTAGTGCAGAAGCGTCTTAGCGTCTTAGCGCAGAAGCGCAGAAGTGGAGAAGCGACATAGTGCAGAAAGCCTGCCCTGAGCTTGCCGAAGGGCGTCTTAGTGCAGAAGCGACGTCGCTATGCCGCTATGCCGCTATGCCGCTACGCCGCTTCCCCGCTACGCCGCTTCCCCAAGGAGGTCCCCTATGCTTCGTAAGTTCACACAGACCATACTAGTCCCCGGCACCCTCACCGGCGCCATCCAATACGCCGCCACGATCCCTCCGCCTGCACCATCCAGCACATCTCCATGGTTCAGTCCAACGCCGGCGATGCCCGCGTCAAGATCGGCACATCCGACGACGACGACATCTTGCTCCTCTACACCACCCTGGGAGTCTCAGGTACCCCCGTCGTCCTCTCCTGTGCCGACGACTTCCGTAACGACGTCCTGCCCCACCTGGATGCCGGAGACATCCTCAAGATCTACGTCGACCACGACGGCGCCAGCGGCACAGCCGCCGACGACGTCACCATCGTTATCACCTTCACAGAGGGGTAAACACAAAGGGAAAAGGGATACGGGCAAAGGAACAAGGGAGAAAGAGCAGACAGGCTGCCCTCCCCCTTATCCCCTATCCCTTATCCCCTATCCCTACCTATACCCAAAGGAGAACCACCATGCTTGGCAAGTTCGCAATGACCATCGTAATCCCCGGCACCCTCGCAGCCCCCGTCGACTTCAAGACCACCATCCCCTCACCCTGCACCATCCAGCATCTCTCCATGGTTCAATCCAACGCCGGTAACGCCCGTATCAAGATCGGCACGTCGGACGACGACGACGCCTACCTTGCCTACACCGAGGCCGGACAGAGCGGCACCCCTGTTGTCCTCAGCGCCCTGGCCGACTGGATCGGCTCAGCCCGCCCCCACCTGTCCAAGGACGAAGTCTTCGCCCTCTACGTCGACCACGACGGCGACAGTGGCACCGCCGGCGACGACCTCAACATCGTTATCACCTTCACCGAAGGGTAAACACAAAGGGAAAAGGGATACGGGCAAAGGAACAAGGGAGAAAGAGCAGACAGGCTGCCCTCCCCCTTATCCCTTATCCCTTATCCCCTATCCCCTGCACCACCGAAAGGAGTAATCGTGCCCGACCTACTCAAAGCAGCTATCGCAGGACTCAACATCAACGTCCCCATCTACCGCACCGAGGAACAAGACGGCGTCCTGATCCTCTACCTCTACGGAGGCCGCGTCGTCCGCTGGCCACCCTCCACAATGGCGACCGCCAGCGACGTCGCTGAGCGAGATCCCGTCACTACTTCCCCTCCCTCCCCCTCTGCCTCTCCTCCCTCCCCCTCTCCCATTCCGAAGGGAGACGAAGTCCCCGGTCCAGGGGAGGGGGAGGGCCGGGGTGGGGGTGAGGTTCTCGACAACCTCACCAAGATCCCCGGCATCGGCAAAGCAACCGCCCAGGCCCTCAACAACGCCGGCTTCCACAACTTCCGCTCCCTGATCGACGCCGAAGACGCCGACATCCTGGCCGTCCCCAAACTCAACGCCTACCTGCTCGCCAGAATCCGCTCCTATCTCTACGTCCACTTCCTGTAATGGTGACCAGAAAATTGGCCAATCGACGATCACGGGATCATCGTCACCAAATCTTCACATTCCCTTTGACTATGGAGCCCGACAACTCGCCTGGCCACGTGAGTTCAGTCACCATTCTGCAAACTTCCAACCTGTAACCTGAAACTTCCAACCCTACAAAGGAGCCTTCCAAATGACTAACGAAACACCCAAACCCAAAGTCCTCGGTTCAGGGGACAAGTTCCGCCTCCCCATCCCCATCGCCCAGAAGCAGCAACTCTACCAGGCGATCGTAACCCTCTTCACCGTCGTCCTGGGCATCATCCTCACCCTGTCAGCCCAGTACGTCTCCAGTGAGTTCGGCCTGCCCGCCTCCGATCCGGTCTTCGACCCCATCCTGGGCCTGGGCACCACCCACTTCTCCGATGTCGAAGCCGACACCTTCACCGGCGCCCTTACCGGCGCAGTCACCGGCAACGTAACCGGCGATCTCACCGGCCACGTCACCGCCGACATCAACACCGAGAACATCGGCCTACCCACCGTCATCACCGCCGACATCGTCACCAGCACCCTTACCGGCACCGTCGCCACTATCGCCGACGGCGAGGTCTGGCTCGTCCACTCCGTCTTCGTCCAGACCACCACCAACTTCGACTGCACCGGCAACGACTGTACTCTCACCGTGGGCGACGGCAACGACGCTGACGGCTTCCTGGCCGCCGCAGATGCAAGCATCCAGGCCGCCTTTACAGAAGCTACCGGCTATCAGGCCGGCTTCTACGGCATCGAGGCCGCCAGTGGCGGAGCATACACCCTCGACGACGGCGGCCCCTTTGTCTACGCACCAAGTGGCGCCGACGAAACCATCGATTACGCCATCGGAGGCACCGACCCAGCAGCCGGCGCCGCCACCATCTACGTAGTCTACACGCGCATCCAGTGACCCCTCTCCCCTCCCCCCAGCTTCTAAGCAACTTCCGAGTTGCCGCGTCCGGGGGGAGGCCAGGGGGCGAAGTCCCCGTTTCAGGGGGCAAAGTCCCCGTTTCAGGGGGCGAAGTCCCCGCTTCAGGGGGCGAAGTCCCCGTTTCAGGGGGCGAAGTCCCCGTTTCAGGGGGCGAAGTCCCCGCTTCAGGGGGCGAAGTCCCCGTTTCAGGGGGCGAAGTCCCCGTTTCAGGGGAGCCGTCGACTGCCCAACTTGCAACTACCAACCAGCAACCAGGAACCTGACCCATGCCCTACTTTCCGACCTTCGCCTACTGCTCGCCTTCCCAGTGCTGGGCAGTCTCCCACGCTGCCGGCGTCGACCCCCTCACCTGCCCCCCCTACCACTACGCCCCCCCTCCCTCTCCTCCCCCCCCTCCTCCCTCCCCCCAGCTTCTGAGCGCCGGGGGGGAGGGCCGGGGTGGGGGTCAGCTCTTCGACTCCGCCCTCCTCCGCCACCGCAAACTCCTCTACTTCTCCCTCCACGGCATCCCTGGCCAACCCTACTGGTATGGCGCCAACCACACAACCGCCATGTCAACCGCCGCCTTCCACGACCTCGACCTCTCCGACACCATAGTCTTCGTCGCCAACTGCCACCTGCCCCAGACCCCCTTCCTCCAAGCCATCCTGGACTGCAACCCCCTCTACCTCGTCGGAGGCCAAGGCGTCAACTTCACCCGTGGCCACTCACTCGTGGGAGCGCACCTGCTCGGCTACCTCTTCCGCCTCGCTCTTGAACTCCGCATCCCGCCCGCCCAAGCCCTTGCTATGGCCAAGTACACGCTCACTGCACGCACCGGCGCCCTGCAGGAAGACGCCAAGCGCCTCAAGAACCGATCCGCAAAACGCCGTCTTCTCGACGACATCACCGCCAACCAGGACGCCCTGGACTTCACCGCCTACACCAACAACAGCGACATAGCGACATAGCGTCATAGCGACAGAACCGACACGCACAGCTTGCCCTACGTCTGACGTAGCGTTCAAACAGCTTGCCCTACGGCTGCCGTAGGGTTCAAACAGCCTGCCCTACGGCTGCCGTAGGGTTCAAACATTGAAACGAGGTTTACCATGCCTTACCAAGTCACCCAGCAAAACGAACCCCACACCCAGACCATCACCATAGCCGCCTCCGGCAACCTATCCGCCGCCTTCCGCCTGCCCAACGGACACGAACTCGCCGCCATCATTATGCCGGCAGTCTGGACAGCAGCCGGCATCACCTTCAAGGCCGGCTTCACCAGCAGCGCTACCGCCGACGTCTTCGACAGCGCCGGCAACGAAGTAGCCCTCACCGTCGTCGCCGCCCACTACGTCCCCATCGCCCCCGCAACCCTCAACGGCGCCCTCTTCCTCAAGATCCGCTCCGGCACCGCAGCCTCACCCGTCGCCCAGGCCGCCGAGCGCACCCTCACCCTCATCACCCGGCCAACAGCATAAGAGCTATCAGCTATCAGCTATCAGCGGTCAGCAATCAGCCCTCTCCTCTCCTCTCCTCTCCTCCCCCCCCAGCGCAGCGCCCGGGGGGGGGGGGCAGGGGGGGGCAACTGGAAACTGGAAACTGACAACTGACAACCGACAACCGAAAACTGGAGACTTGCACCATGACCATTGACATTGACACCACCCCCCCCATCTGCCAACCTTCCAACCTTCCCCAACACATCCACCCGCCCGCCCTAACCATCCTGGCTGAACACACTTGGGCCACCTACCAACGCCTTGACTGTGGCTACCGTGGGACCGCACCCGGCTTCCTGCCCCTGCACGAACCTGTAGCCTTCTCCCAGCACGATCCGCGCTGGGCAGCCCTGCCCCTTGGAACTTCTCCCTACACCGTCACCAGCGCCGGCTGTGCAGTCACCGCCGCCGCCATGCTCATCACCCGCATCAGCCACGACGTCACCCCCACCGACCTGGTCCGCTGGCTCAACGTCAACCACGGCTTCACATCCGGTGGACTCCTGCACTGGCACAAGGTGGCCGCCTTCCAGAACGGCCTGGAGTTCATCCACTACCACATCTGGCGCAACACCCCCGCCGACGTCAACAAACTACGCTCACTCCTCGACTACGGACCCCAAATTGTCCAGGTCGACTACCACCCGGGAGGTCCCCTCAACACGCACTTTGTCCTGGCAACCGCTATGCTCCCTGGAGACGCCGACCTGGAGATCCTCGACCCCTACACCGGCAACACCACCACCCTCCTCACCGCCTACGCTCGCACCGGCTGGGACCTGGCCCGTGCCGTCTACGCCGTCGCTGAGTTCAGGACCGCCTCACCATGATCACCCACACACTGGCGCCCACCGGCGGCCACCAGGTCGACCCCACCGTCGCCATTCTGCAACCTGCCAACCTGCAACCTGCCAACCTTCCAACCTGCAACCTGCCAACCTTCCAACCTTCCAACCTGCCAACCTGTGAACGCCCCATGACCCATCACCACGGAGACAGCCCATGACCGCTATCAAACAGACCCAAGACACAACCATCACCTGGACCAGCTCAGGCGGCGACGAAACCCTCACCCTCACCAGCCTCGCCGACGCAGCCGGCCGCGCCGGGGATGAGCACGACTTCGGCGCCACCTTCCCTGAGCGTGTGCGCATTCAACTTGAGGTCGACTTCAACGTCGCCCCAACAGCTGGACATGCTGTGGACGTCTACTGGTCGTCGTCTGCTGATGGTACGGATTACGACGGCGAATGCACCGGCGCAGATGCTGCCTACAACTCAGAGGACGATATGGCCCGGCTGCAATGGGTTGGCTCGCTGGTCGCCTCCAACGACACGGACCCGCAGATTCAGTCGTGGATGTTCTACCTGCCCGCGCGCTACGGCTTGCCTGTCATCAGCAATCAGTCCGGGCAGGCGCTCACCGCAACGGGTACCGACCACATTCTCACAGTGACGCCGCTGGTGGGGGACATCACATAGCATGACTGGCTGGCCGTATCGACACCCACCCAACACGCAGTTTGTGCTCAATACACACTCACCGCAAGCCAGGGGGCTGGTCGCGTGGTGGCCGACGTTGGCGAGCCGTGGGGCGAGCACGCTGCGCGACCTGAGCGGCTATGGGCGCCACGCCGTAACTGCAGGAGCCGGATGGACTTGGGATACTGTGCCCGGCATCGGTCCGGCTCCCAATTTCAATAATGATGATGGGCGCGCCGCTGCAGCCTACGACTACGACATCAGTCCAGCACACGATGACAGGTTCACGCTATCCACGTGGTTCCGGGTAGATTCTGTCGTCGCCGATACTTTCAATGCGATTATCACCCCGAATGAACTTATCGGACGGCTAGAGATCGATGGGTGGAGCAACGAAATACAGCTCCGCTACTGGGACTCCGGCTGGGCATCAAGATCCCTCGGTGGTATCACGCCTACGGTTGGGGCGCTATACCATGCTGTATTCTCGGCTGGGGCAAGTAGCGCAGATTTCTATCTGAACGGTGTGTTAGTAGGCACAAATAACCCCGTAGTGTCATTTTATGATCTAACCGGCCTCTATTTTGGCACTAATGCTGGCGGCACTGATCGCGGCGATATAACTATTGGCGATACTCGCCTCTACAACTACGCCCTAATCACCGCCGAAGTCCGCGCGCTCCATGATCCCGCTACACGCTGGGAGCTATATCAGCCTGTAGTGCGTCGGTGGACGGGGTATGTGTCAGCCGGTGCCAACCTCACCGCCACCGATCTCACAGGAGCAGCACCTACACTCGACTCACCCCTCATCGGCCAAAAGCACGCCCTGGCAGCCACAGACCTCACCGCCGGCACTCCCACCCTCGACTCACCCGTCACCGCCGAAGTCGACACCCTCACCGCCTCCGACGTCACCAGCGGCACACCCACCCTCGATCCCCCAACCCTGGCCCACATTCACGACCTCGCCGCCACCGACCTCACCGCTGCAGCACCTACCCTTGACCCACCCACCATTGGCCAAGAACACGGACTCACCGCCAACGACATCACCAGCGCAACACCCACGCTTGGCGCTCCCACCCTTGCCGAAGGAGGCGGCACCGACAACCTTACCGCTTCCGACCTCACAGCCGGCACACCAACCCTTGACACCCCCACCATCGCCCAAATACACGCACTCACCGCCAACGACCTGCTCTCCGGCACCCTACTCTTCGACTCCCCCATCTTCGACGCCTACACCAACACACCCGGCGCACGCACATCCACACCCATCCTGGCCACCCTATCCACCACACCACCAACCGCCCAACGCACCTCAGTCCCGTACTAACAACCTGTAACCCTACGTCAGACGTAGGGTGTAACCTGTAACCTGCAACCTGCAACCTGCAACCTGCAACCTGCAACCTGCAACCTGCAACCTGTAACCTCCAACCCGCAACCTACAACCTGCAACCCGTAACCTGCAACCTGCAACCTGCACTACCCAAGGAGCCCTGAAATGCCATACATACACGACGACATACTGGACGCAGCCTGTTCCAAGATCAGCAGCGACGTCGAAAACCTCTACATCACCAGCCAGGAAGCCGCTACCTACGCCGAAGCCCAGACCACCTACAAACTCGGCACCAAAGCAACGCCCAGCTTCACCGGCCCAGCAGACGGCGACGTCTCCGGACGCAAGATCACCGTCGACGCCATCACCGACGGCGTCGTCGACTCCACCGGCACCGCCACCCACTGGGCACTATGCGACAACAGCACCACCAAACTCATCGCCGCGGGACCCCTGGACAGTGGCCAAGGCGTCACCGCCACCAACACCTTCACCCTCACCGCCTTCGACATCGAGTTCCCTGATCCAGCATAAACCAGTGCAGAAGCGTCATAGCGTCTTAGCGCAGAAGCGACATAGCGCAGAAGCGTCCTGGGAGCGCCGCACCCTGGGAGCGCCGCACCCCAGTGCGGCTCTTTGTGTGAACAACCCCAGTGCAACTCTTGTCTATCGCTACACCGCTACGCCGCTTCTCCCTTCCGCCAACTGGAAACTGAAAACTGAAAACTGACAACCGGAGGCCCCATGCCTGAACTCCTAGCCACCTACAACAAAGACCCCACCGAAGTTCTCGACTACACCATCGACTGGGAAACCTTGCTCGACGGCGACACCATCGCGACCAGCGAATGGGCCGTCGACACTGGCATCACCCAGGACTCCGAATCTGAAACCACCACCAAAGCGATCATCTGGCTCTCGGGAGGCACCGCTGGCAAACAATACACCTGCACCAACACCATCGTCACAGCCGGCGGTAGAACACGTGTCCGATCCATCGCCATAAACGTAGTCGAGCGCTGACGAACCCACAGGGTTCGCCCCCTCTTTCCCCTCCCCCCAGCGAGCAACTTCCGAGTTGCCGCGCCCGGGGGGAGGCCGGGAGGGGGGTCTCCGCTCCACTCAAGGAGACTTCCCTATGAGCACCGAAGACCGAGTTCATCGAACTCACAGAGTTCGCCAACTCCGCTACACAATAGCCCTGATCCTCGTCTACGCCATATGTCTGGCCGCCGCCCTCGTCTCCTGCCACCAGGAACGCGCCGCCGACGCCAACCTACCTCCCATTCCCCTCTCCTCCCTCCCCCTCTCCCGTTCCGACGGGAGAGGGGGAGGGCTGGGGTGGGGGTGAGGTCTCCCCCATGACCACCAACCTACTCCCCTCAAAGCACCTCCCCACCGGCTGGACCAACCTACTCCCCTGGAACAACCTCACCAACCAACAACCCTTCGCCTTCCACACCCTCATCCGTGTCCCTGGAGAACCCCTTGCCAGTGCCAACACCTACACCGGCCCCGACGATCCGCCCCTACTCACCCACGTCACCGTGGTCCCCGAATGCGTCCACAAGCACTACACCCAGCTTCCTCCCGATGAGCACGCCGGTGGAGACAACGCCCTGATCCTCGAAGCCGACTACGTCTACAACGTCTTTGCAGCTGCTGGCGCGTTCTCCGTCGACCTCATCACCTGGGTCCTCGCACCCGCCGCTGGAACGCTGGAGATCGCCGTCCCGGTCAACACCCACTATAACCCCTATCCCGGTGGAGACGGCTCACCTGGCGCCGCCCTGTGGCGTCTCTGCATCAATGACACCGCCGAATCGTGGCGCACATTCGGCGACGGCTTCACCGATCGCAACTGGACCCAAGACACCTACCGCATCCACGTCACCGCCAACCAGGTCATCACCATCCGCCTACAACTCGAATCACGCTCCCAGGCCGGCATAGACTTCTTCACCGACCTTCAAGCCTGGCACGCTGACTTCGCCCCTTCCCCTCCCTCCCCCTCTCCCGTTCCGACGGGAGACGAAGTCCCCGGTTCACGGGAGGGGGAGGGCTGGGGTGGGGGTGAGGTCAACTACACCGTCGTGGTCAACCTACTCCCCCAGGACGCCACTCTGGACGAGAAACTCCACGTCCTTGAGCGCACGCACACGCAGCGGCAAACGCTCCTGCAAAGCGCCCACGACGCCGCCCGTCTAGTCGCTCCAGCACCCCCCGGCAGCTTCGTCACCATCTGGGACCAACACCGCTGGACCGACCCTATAGATCCTTGGCTAACCGCCCGTGGCGTTGACGTCATCACCCACCGCTCCCTCTCCTCAACGAACCCCCCGGGTTCGCCTCCCCC